TTATAAGGGGTATTCAGCCCCTTACAACCTTTCAAAATTATTTTTTAGTGGTTATTGTTCCACCTTGTTTAGCTACTTTTTGAGCTACTTTAATACTCTTATCTTCTGTTTTCAAAATTGTATTACATATTAATGTAACATCATGAAAAGAAAATAAGACTTTGTTTTTATACTTTTCAGTAGTTTTTACGATGTTTTTAATTTTCGTAAAAGTCAACAAAGATTTTTGTTTGTCTGTTAACATTTCAGTACCTTGAATAATTGAATATTCAATAAATGTACTATGAATTTTTGACAAGCTAAAAGACTCTTTTTTAGCGTTTGAACTTATTGCCAAAAGTTTGTAGTAATTGTTTTCAGTTGTCAAACCCCTTTGTATTGACTTTTCAAGTTTTTGAAGTTTTGTTAACTTAACTACTTGATTTTCAACTACTTGAGTGTTAACTACCTTGTTAACTACTTGATTTTCAACTACTTGAGTTGAATTTTTTACACTTGTTTTCATAACAACAATTTTTAATAAATAAAAGAACTAATTTTGTGCCGTTTGCACTTAGCAAAGATAGTATTTCTTTTTTGATAAATTGCTAATTTTTGGTAATAAATACCAGTTAAGTAGGAGTTCAGCTTAACTAATTGATTTTCAGTAAGTTATAAGTTTACCAGTATTATTAACTATTTGATTTTCAGTAAGTTATAAAGTTATTAACAATTTGCTGTTAATTTGTAACTGCTTGATAATTAGGTAAATAAAATGTTTAAAAAGTGAAAAAAATTTAATTCATACTAATACTATGGGATATAAAAAGTGAATTGCTAACTGCCTGATTTTCAGCACTATATTTTTATAACTACTTGATAATTAGATAGTTAATTTCTTGATTAGATTCTAGTCAAATAGGTACAATTTCTTGATTAAATTTTAGGAATTTGCATACATTTGAACTATCAATTCTTATTTTTTAATCATTAATTTGATTAATAATTAATCAAAATACCTGTAATATATAACTGCTTGATAATCAATTAGTTAATTAATAGCTTAGTACATAGGTACTTATATAACTATCTTAAACTCAAGGAGTTACTAACTACTTAGATACTAGTATGTTACATAACTACTTAGTTCTCAGCAGGTTAAGAAGATCTGAGCTAACTGCCTAAAAATCAAGCACTTACCTAGTTTAGTTCTAACTGCCTGATTCTCAGGAGGTTAACTTACTGGATAGTTGGTGGGGGTGTACCCAAAAAACAGAAAATTTTTAGAAAATTTCTGGCATAGGTATGTAGTCACTCATGGACGATCGACAAATTTCAGATATCCCTTTTTAACGATCCACTATATAACGGTTCGTGACCAAAAACAAAAGAGGGGGTACATTTCTGAGACCCCCTTTATAACTAGTGTGTTCCGACCGTATCATGGTGTGGTAAGTTTTAGGCACTTACAGTTGTAGTACTTGTCTACTAGCCATGGGAACACTTTAACCACATACTAGTTTATTACATTTCCAATAAGGTATAAGAGAACTTATTTCCATGGATCTTTTTAGCTTTGCGTATGATAGCCATGAACTCTTCGAAGTCTTTTACTCGTTTGAATACTTGACAACCAGCTGACCAGTTTTCTACCCACGTAGAATCTCTTCCTGCTTTGTGGATATTGATACCATACATTCCCCTTGTAACTTTATTCTCATCGTATTCTAGGTCTAAGTCTGAATCACGATACACGTCTACATTAGCCAATCGTTGACAAAGGGCCTCATACTTTCCTTGGTGTAAATCGATAGCGTAGGTTGATCGGTATTGTCCTGGTACTAGTCGTGCACATCCACCGGTGATACCCATTGCTCTCCACTCTAGCATGGATTTCTTTCCTGGGTCTGTGGTTGCTGCCCATTCTTTGTACTGCCATTCTCCTTTTTCATCTTTGTAGGAGATTGTGATTAGGTCATCAAATACATTTGTTACCTTCTTTCCGGTAGACTTGTTACGGACACCAATGATATTTACATCGTATCCTTTGTTGGAATTGTCTTCGAAAAAACGAAATCCTTTTTTGAGCATCTCAGCTCTTAATTGTGTTAGTGTATACATATTTATGTTTATTATTTCAATGGGTGATACAGCCTGAATATCTCATCAAGGGACAACTTGTTTAGTTTCTTTAGTTCGGTAGATATTATATCTAGCACGTAAGATGTAAAGTGCCCTTGATCACTATTTGGAGCATAAACAAATAGACCATCTTCTTCCATGTATATGGTTCCTATATTTTTCTTTCCTGCAAATATTACCTGGTAGGATGTTACTGCTTCTTGTATTGATTCTAGCTTTAGCATGTTAAAAACGGAAGATTGATTTGGTATAGGCAATAGCTCTATCATAAACACTTGGGTTTATTTCTAACTTTTTCTTCAGTTTACTTACCTCGAAAACTAATTCGTTTACTTTGTCTACCAATGCGTACTCTGCCATTGGCACTCTTTCTTTTTCTAATTTTTTCATTTGTTATTATGAATTTAGGTATAAATACAATTCGTATAATCTTGAAATCTCTTTTGCTACACTGTCTGTTTTAGCCAAGAAGATTTCTGCTCTCTCAGGAGAGTATGGGGTTGGAATATCCTTGATCGCTCCGGATAATCTCAACATGTTTCCTCTCACGTTATTTCCTTTTCGGCCAAGCAACTTTACAAAGGATTTCTTAACAGGGAATCCTTCTTGTTCTACCGCGTAAGAATACAAGGTTGTTTGTTGGTAATCCTGGCTTCCGTAGTATGCCGGTTTTGAATCGATGTTTCCTGTTTTAAAGTCAAGTACTTCTACTCCGCCTTCCACCGGATACATTCTATCGATGAACCCTTGAATAACGTAGTCACCACGGTCCACTACAATCTCAACCTCGTGTTCAGATCCTTCAGGTCTTTCTAGGCTATCAAGTATCTCTCTTGTGCCTTCATCAAGCATACCTCCAACAACTTCTCCGTTGGTTTCGATATACTCTCCAACTTCGCCTCCGAAGAATGCGTAGATGTTTCCTGGATCTTGTATACCGTAAAAGTATCCTAGTATGTATTGAGCCTTGTATAAAGGATCCTTGAAAGAAGTAATCTGTGAGTAAGATAACTTCGGTTTACCGTTGTACTTTTCGAACTTTGGTAATGCTGCTTTGTATATTCTTGGTAGTTTCATATTGCAAATATACTAAAAAACCCCCATTGTTGTATGGGGGTAGCTTGTTAAATTTTCACAATTTTTCGTGAGGTTACAACACCAAAGTCATCTCTTTTCTCCTCGATCTTAGCACCAGGCACAAATGTTAATGCTTCTGCAACATCCCAATCTGTTTCTATTATCTCTTCCCAAGCAGGCTTATCAGTCTCTCCGTATTTTTCTACAAGTTCTTTTACCAATAAGTATCTTCGTCCTTGCATTCCTCGTTGCTGAGTAGTTACCTGGATTACTACACCTACTCCTTCGATTTCCATCGCTTTTGTAGACTTCATCCAACCTTCTTCCTCAGAAGATGCTTTAGAGATCAATTTAAATGCGTCTCTGTCGCCCCAAAAAACGATATCCTTAACGTTCTTGGTTACTTTGTTTGAATTACTATTATGAAGGGTTTTCATCTTCGATAGTTTTCATTTCCTCAACTACTTCTGCTTCCACTAATTGTCGTGGGAAGATTTCAAATACAGAATCCTCTGATCTAAAAACGATGTTAGCTTCTAGCTCTGCAGGAATCTCAATCTTTAACGGATCGTTTTTATCTGCTCTTCCGAATACTACCACTTCTTCGTCATTAATTTTAAAACACCATTCTACTGCTCCTTCGATAGGTGTTCTCTTTCCCATTGTTACTGGTCCTTCCATTTTGATTTTTATTTTAGGGTTAAAATTTTTACTACGTTCATTTGTGCGTTTAATACTTCACCAATTGCATGTGTGTACATTGAGTTTGTAAGGGGATACGCTTGTAAGTTTTTTGCTCTTACTGTTTCATCTAACATATCCGCTAACTCTGCACAGATTTCTTTTGCTCTATGTACCTTTGGATCTCCTGATGGATTGAATGTTAATCCTACAAGTTGTTCTCCAAATGTCATTGGTCTTTCTGTTCCTTCCATTTTTATTGGTTTTTTGTTATTATGTATTCTGAATTTTTTGTTTTAAATTGCATGAATTTTTCCGAAAAACTGATCACTTCAGTTATTACACTAGTCATCCATTTGTAGGAAACAGCAGTTCTGTCGACTATTAAAGCAAAACCTATTCCAGGTTCTTTGTGCAGAAGTCTTCCTCTTCCATTGTCATCAAATTCTACAAACCCAATAACTTCTCCTTTTATTTTCAGTCCGTCATTTAGTCTTTCTATCTCGTATGGATAGTTTGTCTCTTCGATATTAAGCATAAATATAGGTCTATCTATTTTCATTTATTACTTGATTTCTAAGTTTGTACTTTTCTAGCACTACTTGTTCCAATATGTGGAAATCTTCTGCGTGCTCAAAATTAAATAAAGCATTTGAAATAATTGGACATTCCTGAATAAAAACATCACGCATTATACTTGCTAAATCTCTGATTTCTTTCTGAGCTGTCTTGTGTAACCTTGCGTTCAGGAAAGTAATCAACTCTCGGATCCTAAAGTTCAAGTAAATAGTTGTTCTTGTGCACTCCGGTAAGATCATTCTAGCAGTTTCTTTAGCTATACCTTCTTTTATCCATTTCTTGTACACATCACCATTACTAAACTCTAATCCAAAAAAGATATCCTTAACTTTATCCGTGGAAGATTGACGATTAGACGTTGCTTGCTTTCTTAATTCGATATCCTCGAAGTCGATATCATCCGAATATCTCTGAGAGAATTCTGTAAGACCAACAAACTTTCCGTGTCTAAGGATTTCTCTTCCGATAGCTCTAGATGTTTCTACTCTAAACCCTAAGTTAGCAAGTTCAAAAATTGACCAATGCTGATTTAAAATACAGTGTCTCAATAACTTATGAGGTTCGTCAAACAACTCGTTTAATTCTCTACTTGTAGACACACGAGCTTGACCTACGATTAGTTCGTCTAAAGATTTACCTTCGAACATACCAATTCCTTGTGTCTTACTTATCAGAGAAATTTCCATTGTCTTTTAAAACTTCAATTTTAGCCATTTCAAGAATTCCTAACATTTCAACAGCTGTAAATGCTCCTTCTGTTCCAATTTTAAGTCCCATTCCTTTTTCATCAAAGGATGCTTCTATCATTAATTTTTTCTCTTCCATCTTAATTTGTAATAAAATCTTTTACAGTTTCTTTGTTCTCTATAACATTCATGAACTCATCCACTTCTGCAAACCTATCTCTTGCGAAAGAAGGTTCTGCTCGTCCTGCAAGCTCGTGTATGTACACAGGTGGATTTTTTACCTCGTTTAATAAAACTCCTTGCTTTCCAACAAGTGATCCTGTGTATCTACGCAATGTGTAAACAGTTCCTTCCTCAATCCAAGATTCAAAATGTTTTGAGGCAGGAGTCCTGTTAGCGTTTGTACATAAAAGTCTAGTCATTAGTCTACAAATACTCCGTTAATATCGTCTTCTCTTAACAAAATATGAGTCTTTCCTTCAATCTCAAGGCGTTTAGCAGCCATCTTATTGAAATGTACTCGGACACCTGGTTTAATAGACTCTTCCTCTACTTTGTTTCCAACGTAGATTACTGTTCCGTACTCAGGTCTCTTCTCTTCCCAATTCTTTTGGGTAGCTTCCAGGATAATTCCTGACTCAGTAACTGTCGGATCCTCCGGATCTAACAACACTCTTTTTCCAATTAGTAGTTCCATGATGCAAATATACAAAAATTAGTTACTAGTTATGGTTTCTTTAGTAAAATCTTCATAAATTATGTAAATTTTTCCTTTATAGTCCATATTTACGCGTTTTCCACGTAGATTAAGTAAAATTCTCGCAATTTTTTTATTTTTATCCTCTGCTACAAACGCAGATTTAAAAGATGTTGGTTCTTTTTGTTTCTCTTTGGATGGGGTGCACCCAATTAGGGCTGAAAATATTATATGTTTCATTAGAATATATGTGTTAAGCGTGCTACCTGACCGTGTACAGGGCAGTGTATAAACCCTTCAATTGCTTTTGGTGAATGTTGGTATCCGTTTTTGTGATGCCATCCGTCTGTTCCGGAAGGAGAGCGTAAACTTTCGATCGTTACACCGATATGATCCTTGCTTTTTTTGTGGTGGACGTGGTGGGTGTAAATATATCTGTGTTTTGTTGAACTCCAATCCTTGCTTTCTTGAGCCATAAGTAAAGGAAGTAATTCTTCTTTGGCTCCATCGCCATGTGTGGTCCCGATTAAGTTGGAATTCCAAGTGTAATATTTTCTGTGCATGATAGAACAATCAAAAGTAATGTTCTTGCAATTCTTGAAGTATGTTTTAATAACATCTGCCAAGAAGAATCCACTCATGTAATCGTGATTGGAGGGATTGAATACAAAATGCACATCAGAAATCTGAAGTAATTCGGTTAGTACGTCAATGTACAATTGTTTTGCGATCAAAAAGTTTTCGTACCACATTCCATCAGTATCTTGTGGAGTTCCATTGGTAGTCGTTCTCTTTGGGTTATCGATATGCAGGATATCGTTTCCACCTATAAAAAGTATTTGGGATACTCTGAATCCTTTTGCTTTTTCAATGATCCCACGAACGCCCTTTATAACTCTTTTTACAGCAATGTTGTTGTTGTAGTTCTCTCCTGTCTCAAATGCTTTAGATAGTTTTCCAATATGCACGTCTGCAGGATCTATTACAAGTAAGTTACCTGTTCCGTTTTTGATTCTAGTTACGGTCTGTGGTAACGTCTTTACACTACTTAGATCACTCAGTAACTTTTTAGAGAAGTCTTCAAAGTGATTAAGTTCTATTGTCTTTGAAGCAATATTGTAGTATGCACCTTTACCTGTGTGCGTAACCAACTTAAATGATCGTACAGATCCTTTGTCTATACCATAGTGTGCACAGTATTCTTCTATCCTCATTATTGTACCATCTTCCTTTAATGCGGATAATGGACTAATTGGAACCGTGTACTGATTGGTCTCGGTTTCGGAGGTGTTTAAGAAATCCTTGCTGCTGTGCTTTAGTTTTGAAATCCTTGACCTTGTAGAATCAGAATACTCAATACCTAACTTATTACAGTATAACTCTGTAATTTCTTTTACTCCTTGGTCTGGAAACTCTTCCATTAGTGACAACGCTAAATCGATGTCATGTTTAAAATACTTTTTAGAACTCATCTTCGTATAATTCATCAAATTCATAACCCTCAATCAAAGCCTGACTGTTAATATCGTACTGTCTTTTAAAGTCCGTTTTATCCTTGGTCCACTCTCCGGTAAGACCTGGGAACATCTCTAGTAAATCACCACTTTCTAGTAGTGAATCATAGATTGATTTCATCTCTCGCATGGACATACTAGATGGGTTTACAAACTTCAAATAGTAAAGATCTTATTCTTTCGTATGAAGCTTCTGTAAGGTTAAAATCTTGTGGAATAGAGTAATATAATTCATTCTTATGAATTACAGCTCTTAAGCAAATCAATCCGTCTTTTCTTGTGTACAAACTTAAGTAAGTACAAGCTTTAGGCAAACTTTTTTTGATAGCCTTTAGTACTTGAGTGACTAGATATTTTTTATTTTCTAAATCTTTCATTTTGAAATTTTTTTAACAAATATAATGATAATTTGTTACAAACAAAAAAACCCTCCGTTATGGAGGGCTTATTTATTTTTTACTTAGAACGGTAAGTCATCATCTTCGATCGTAGCAGCAACTGCTGCAGCCTTCTTAGGGGCTTCTTCTTTTGCTTTCTCTTCTTCCGGTGCGGTAGTTGTGTTAGCTGATCCAACGTATTTTAAACGTTCGTTATTTTCTTGAAGTACTTTAAGTAAATACTCATCTTTTATTTCTAATGAAGCAGCAGATGGTTTTTTCTTGCCTAATTTTTCAACCCATTTAATTGCAGGAATATCACCTTCAACTAAGTTACCATCTTTGTAGTAAGAGTTTCTCAAAGCAGACTCAACTTTTTCTGTTCCTTTTTTGAAAGAAAACCCAACTTTAGCATACTTCTCACCTTCAGGAGTAAAGTTATATGCAAGAGTTGTATAAGTATCTCCTTTTTTAAGATTTGGTAAGAACTTAATAAGGGATTCCATGTATCGATTCTCTACGTTTCCATCTTGAGAAAAGATATTTAACTCTAATTTAACAATAGTGTCTTCTGTTTTAAACGCTAATTGAAATTTTTGACCGTAATCCGTATCACGGATCTCTGTGTTTAAAAGTTCACCAGTAACATTCTTGTGATGTTTTCTGTATGAAACTTTACCTGTTGTAGAAGTGTGTTTTTCATACCCTTCTTTTTCTTCTTTCTGGATCTCGAAAAATTTACCTGTAGATCCCTCTAACTTTAAAAATACCTTGTTCATAATTAATTATTTATTTAAACAAATTTACTTAATAATTCTAACATACACAAACTTTCTGTCAAGATAATTTACAATATCTTCAATTCCTGCAATTATGTCCATCACTTGCGTAGAAATCCAGAGCTGTAATGCTTGAATAAACTCTTGGATATTTCTTACAATCGGATTTTTTGCGGTTTCCATGTAGTACTGAAACAAAAATTGCTCAATTGGCAATCTTCTTATTTCGTTATAACGTACCTTTTCCATCGTTCAATTTCTTATCGGTTAAATAAGACTTTAAGATTGCTGTGTAGTTTACAAGATCATCAAGTGTGTCCTCAATTGCCTCATCTTTTACTTGACTTTCTTTATCAAGTAAGGTAGATATTCTTGAAACCTTATCCATCATTCTTACAAGAATTCCTTTCTCAATAGATACTCCAACGATTGTGCTATTGGAAAAATTAGCATACGGATTACTATCAACTCCTCCGTAGTCATTGTTTTTTCTTTTTGCCGTTTCTAGGCAGTTTGAAAATGTACGCTCTAAGTTTACTATTAAACTATTGTACTGCTTTGGCCTGCACATCCCTGCGTTATTCTCAGGCAAAATTGCGTTTACTTGATCATTCATATTATCTGATTTTATTTGAATACAAATATAAACAAAAAATGCCGGTGTATAATACCGGCACTAAAAATTTTTCAAAATAAATGTTAAATTATTTATCCTCTCTTTTCTTTTCGTATTCAGATAAAATTGAATCAACTATTCCGTGTCTGTGATTTTTCTTAAGTATATACGACCCATAGTTCGGTATAATTTTAGCAAGTTCAAACAGAAATTTAAATCCTGTCATATTACTTTTTAAGTCCACCTGAGCTAAATCACCACAAATAATCATCTTTCCATTTACCCCAATCCTAGATTGAATCATTTCCATTTGTTTGTCTGTACAGTTTTGAGCCTCATCGACTATTATAACTGCTTCAGGCAATGTTCGTCCTCGCATAAATGCGATTGGAACAATTTCTATGATATCTTTAGCGAGTAAGTCATCAATTTTTTCCTTGTTATACAACATGTAGAAATTCTCATAGATTGGTTGAAGCCATGGGTCCAACTTTTCTTTTAAATTTCCAGGAAGAAATCCTACTTCTTCATCACTAACTGTAGGCCTTGTAATGTAAATTTTCTTTACCACCTCCCTGAATAATAAATCTAAAGCTACTTGTGTCGCTAGTAGTGTTTTACCACTACCACCTTTTCCGGATAATACCGTTACGTCATGATCTAGTATGATTTGTTTAGCTTCTTTCTGCTCATCATTTAGCTGTACTTGGAAATTGATAGGCTTTTTCTTACTAGCTCGTTTTTCTCGGATTACTTCGGTGATCTCTTCGTATTTTTTAGATTTGTTTTGCATTCCCAATAGAATTTAAAATTTCATCAGGTATTTCTTTAACTATATATAATCCACCTGTTTTTGTAACAATTTGTGTATCGTTCTCGTCTGAGATTTCAATCGACTCAATAGACTCTTCATCTAAATACATGATAGTCTCTGTACATTTGTAATCTTCAGTCTTCAACTTAACCTTTGGTGCTTCAGGTATCGGTTTTCCAACAATTTCTGCTGCTGCAACCTGTTCTTGATAGATTTCTGTAATGTCCGCAATTCTTTTTTGCGTGTTATCACTAATCTCGTAATGCAATTTAGTAAGCTTTAACATAGTTAATGTTTTTAATAGGTACTTCAAAGATTTCTTTTGGATATATACCAAAGTTTCTTTCATCATTATAAACTTGGTACATTCCGTTTCCAATTGGTTCAAGTCTGTAAAATTTGTTTATAGTCAGACTTTCTGCTTTCTTTATACATTTTCCTTCCATGGTTGTAAAGTTAGTTTCGCGATTCGCGAATTGCAAATTAAATTAATTTTATGAAACCAAATCTGAAGGAAAGAATTTTCCTAATAAATTTTGGTTGTAACAATCTTCTCTTTCTAAGCAGTTTACGCAAACAATGTGTTTTATCTCATAATAAGATAATTGTTTTTTTGTATAACAAACTTGTAATATCTCTTTTTCGTATATATTTCCTTGTTTAATATCTTCATTTAATGGTTTACAGCTTCCGGTGTATTTTAACCAATTTGTCTCAGAAGTTACCGTCTTAAATGTTTTTCTAGAATTACCTGGTAGAAGTTTTTCGGCTTTTGTAAGTCTTTTCTTTAGAGTAGACATCAAGGATTTCCTTCCAACATAAAATCTACCATTGCTTTGATTCCTTATTATATAGATAAATCCAACAGCATTTTCAGGTAATTGGTCAACAGAGGTAATTTTCTTACCACTGTATAACCAACAATGATCTATTACTTTCTTAGCCATTACACAAAAAGTTGTTTTCTGATTTCAACTTCTAATTCGTCTGTCAGCTCAATATTATCTCTCAATAATAATACTACATTATTAGCCCCCTGACCAAGTTTAATATCTCCGTAAGAGTACCAAGATCCACTTCTTTTTACAAGACCTAAGTCTTCTGCGAAAGATAGTATTTCCATTTCTCTTGAGATACCCTCTCCGTAGTTGATAATATACTCTGTCTCCAAGAATGGTCGAGCTGTTTTATTCTTTGTACATTTAGCTTTTACCAGGTTACCTGTGATTGTACCTTCTCCGTCTTTTTGTTTCTCTGACTGACGTAATTCAATCTTTATAGAGGGGTAGAACTTAACTGCATTTCCACCTGGTTCCGTAATTGGAGATCCGTAAACAACACCAATCTTCTCACGTAGTTGGTTTACAAAAATCCCAATAGTGTTGTGCTTGTGCAATGTTTGCGTTATTTTAGGGAACGTAGCTGAATTTAATCTAGCTTTTACACCCATTGATTGATCACCAACATCTCCATCAGCTTCTTTTTGTGTTTGTGCTGCAGCTATACTGTCAAAAATAATTATATCTATTAAGCCTGTTGAAACAAGATCTACAAGTATTTGATATCCTTTTTCTATTGTATCAGGTTGAGAAACAATTAATTCATCAACATTTACACCTAAACTTTCTGCGTAAGTTTTGTCAAAACAATACTCATGATCAATATAAGCAGCTCTTCCACCTGCTTGTTGAACTTTTGCGATTGCATACAAACAAATAGTGGATTTTCCTGAAGACTCGAAACCTGAAACATAGTGCATTAGGCCTTTTACCCATCCACCACCAGTGATGTAGTCAAGACCAAGTGAACCTGTAGGTACTCGTTCTCTATCTTCTCCTTCAAAATTTTTGTACTCGTAAACAGTTCCTGCGCCATAAGACTTATTAATCTTATCCATTACGTCTTTAAGTAAATCTAAACTACCTGTTTCTTTAACCTTTGCCATATAAATAATTTTTTAACAAATATACAAAATAATAAAACAATTTACACTACTCTATGCATATAAACTTTTACAAAAAATACTTAAATTACTTAAAATAAGCAATATAAATATTCAATTTTTACCCAAATAACAATATTATACACCATACCATTATTTAGTATACCAGGATATCTTATTTAACCCATATTATTTATTGTTTTTTTGGGTATCCTTTTTATGAGGATTGTGTAGTTATGTGTTTTTTGAAATCCTTTAAGTATGTTTCGCGGCTATCTTGGATTTCTTACTACCACTCTAATTGGATATCTTTTCTACGTGTTGTTGGTAAACTAACACCCCCTTACCCCCTCTTTAACTATTATAATATACTGATAAATAGATAGTTAAGATTTAGGTAGGGAAGACTATATTAGTCCAAGTGACCGGAAAAACACCAAATCCTGACATCACTCTAGCTTTTTTCGTTATTGCACTACCGGGTTTTTATTACCCTACTCCGCAAAACTGGCAGAAAGCTTATAAACTGCCATCCTCTGGCGAATCTTTTCCGAAGAAACTTCACTTCCATTTAGCTTTTCAACTTTCGTTGATCAACGTGTGTCAATTAAGACTGCTCCACGCCATTGGTTTTATGCAAAAATATGAATTTATCTCAAACCAAACTTTAAAATTCCGGAAAAAATTACCTCAAATGATTTAATAGCTTCATTTACAGTGTATTTTCTTCCATCATATTTATCGTATAATCTATAAAATTCATAGATTATGCTTTGAAATAGCTCCGAATTCTTGTCATAGTACTCGTCCGACACCACCGAATTTGGTAGTCCGTTCCATACATCCATTTGATATTGTTCGAAATTCATAGGGCAAATATACATTTATTTTTAATAAATCAAAATTTTTTTTGTTAATATTTGTAAATATGATATTTTATTATTATTTTCGCAAAAAAAAATTTAAAGTGGAAGTATTTAAAACCGATGTAAAATCAAAGAATGAGTTTGAGGTTCTGAAGAATCTTATAACTGTATACTCCTGTTATAAAACGATGACCGGACAGAAATCAAAGATGCTTAGGTCAAAACTTGTGACTTTATTATCAATATACATAAAGTATGGGTATAATAGTGAATCAAAGGATTATGCGTGTAATTTACTTGAACTTAAGAAAACAAATCTAAATTGCTTAAACTCTGAGCTTAGAGAAGGTGGATTCTTAATAAAAAGTAATATGAATACTAGAGATTCATATCTTAATCCTGAGTTAGAGACTTTATCAAACTATTACAAAGATAAAAATTCGGAAAGAACTTTATTTTTATTTAATTTATACATAGATGAATCAGCGTAAAAAGATTGTTTATAAAAAAGATATAATAAAAGAAGTTGCAAGTAAACTTGGGGAAGACGAAATGTTAGTTGAACATGTTTTAAATTTCTCAATAAACAGAATAAAAAAACTTTCAAAAACAAACTTATCGATTAAAGTACCTCATATTGGAATTTTTTACCTTAAAGAGGGTGGTCTCAGAAAGAAACACCAAAGATACTCTAGCAAGTACGGAGAGGATTCCAAAGAAGCAAAACTAGTTTGGTCTAAGATAGAAGAGATAAGAGAAAAAACAGGAGGTAAGTACACAATACATAGAACAAGGTCTAAATTAAGAGACTTTGCTTTTACAACAAGTAATAACTTAGAAAAAATAGAAGTAACACAAAATGAAGAATGGATATGAGTTTTAAAAAAGTAAAAACAATTGCGAAAGCATTTATCAATCCTATTCCTGTAGGAGAAGATTGGTATGAAAAAAGGTTAGAGATTTGCAATGGATGCGAATTTAACTCTGCTAACATTGATCCTGAAAATCTTAGTTTCGGATCTAAGTTAAAAATACAGACAGGTTTATGTGATAAAGGAAATCACTGCACAGCTTGTGGATGTTGTATTGAAAGAAAGTGTGGGTCTAGAACATCTGATTGTGGATTATCAGAAGTACCAGGATCTGAACCAAAATGGAAAGCAATTGACTTTGAATTAGAGAAGTCAACTTTCTTTATCGAGTATCAAGGTACAGATGCAATATTCTCAGTGTCTAAAGTAAATGATAGAGAAGAGTTTTTATTTGATTTTGGTCAGTCATCTGCAAATGTTTTAAAGACGGAATTTAAAATAAAAAATAAAAATCCGTTTGAAGTTATAAAATATGAAGTATCTTGCGGATGTACTCACCCTGAAGTAATCGAAAAAGAGGCAGAAAACTCCTACAACATAGCAGTTAACTTAAGTACTCTTAACTTTAGAGAGGGTTTAAACGAAAAAACAATTACTTTCTTTTGTGAGTTACCTAATGGTAAACAAGAGTTAGTGTTGATTAGATACCGATCAATTAAAGGATGATGAATTTTAGATACTTTATAGAAGAAAAATTAACTGAGTTCAAGAAAGAGATTCCTGAATACAGTTTTTCTCAGACAGTTTTATCCGCGCTAAAGAGCATGGATAACTTTGAGAATTTTACAAAATCAGATTTACTTTCAATAAGTGATGAAGATTTTTACACAGCTTTAGAAAAGTCTCTAAAGAAAGAAAAACAAAAAAACCTTAAATACACATAAAAATGGAAATGAAAAATCAGATAATTGCTCAAGTAGTAGAAGCAATTCAGTTAGGAAAAGCACTAGATGCTAAACTTGTTAAGATTAACGAGACTTATGAAGAGATTAAATCTTTAAAAACAGATAATCCTGGAATGACTTTTGAGGAAGGTAGAGGTAAGTTAATGGAGTATATTGAAATCAATCAAATGGCTGCTTTGTACATCCAAGATATCAATCATATCTCAAGTGTTCTTACAACATTGTACCCTCTAGTAAAGATTGAAGAAATTGATTTAGAATTAAGTCAAGAAGACACTATGTTATTTGAAGGTATTGGAGGTTCTTCTAAATACCTATTTAAGTACGAATCAGGTGATGTTGCAATCGTTAATGAAGAGATTATTTCACAGTTTAAAGAACAAACTGAGAAAGGATTAAGTGAAGAAGTATTAATGCAAATTTTTAGCAAATTATAGTATGAGCCAATTTCTTTCTTCAAATGAAATGTTTATAAATATGAAGGATGCACCAAGGTGGGATCCTAAGAAGAACTATTTCGATCAAGAAATTAGTACTTTAGATTTTTATGAACAAGAAAGAAGGAAAATTACCGAGGGTGTTATGATTAATGGATATTACATGCACCCTTGGCTTTACTGGCACATAAACTTCTTCAAAACACCAATTCCGATTAAAAATGCTCAAGGAAGAGATGTTGAAAAAATTATGTGTCCACCAATCGATGACAACTTTTTGTACATAATAGAAAATTACCAAGAAGCTGAAAAGAATAATCTTGGAATATGTTTATTTGGAACAAGGGGTTTTGCTAAGTCTACTGCATTATCATCTTTGATTACTTGGACAAACTCTATAAGAGCAAATGGTACAACCTCTGTTATTGGAGGTAGTGACTTAGACTTAAAAGCAATTTCAAAACTAATACAAACCGGATTCAATAAAGTAAACCCTGCATTTTTTATTCCACAATTAATAACTGAATGGGAGAGTCTTGTTGAGATCGGATTAAAAGAAAAAGATGGTTTTAGGTTACCTCATTCTCATATATCTATAACAAACGCAAACAAAGGAACAGCTAAGTCATCTGAAAAAGGTGCAGGTTTATCTCCGGTTGGTTTTATTATGGATGAGATAGGTAAATTTAATTTTAAAGATATCCTAAACTCAGCACTTCCATCTTTTATTACACCGACTGGTGCAAAATTAGTTCATGTATTATCAGGTACATCAGGTAATGAGGAGTTATCAAAAGATGCTAAAGACGTACTTTCTAACCCAGAAGATTATTCATTAATTACAATGGATTGGGATAAACTTGAAAGAAACGTGGATCCGGATTATGTAACCTGGGAAAGAAGTAAGAAACAAAAATTCTCCATATTTGTTCCTGCGCAAATGTCTTATCGTTTAGCTGTTCCAAAAGTAGAAACAACTTTAGATAAACATTTAAATTTAAAAAATGAAGGTTTAAGTAAAGTAAAAATACAAATCACAGACTGGAAAACAGCAAAAGAAGTACTTACAGAAAAATTAAACTCTCTTAAAAAAGAAGAGTCTAAGGAAAAACAACGCATGTACTATCCTCTAGAAATAGATGATGTATTTTTAACTTCAAGTTCGAACCCATTTCCAACAGCACTTATCGATAAACGAATAAGATTCCTTGAGGATGAAGGTTTAATTGGAAAAAATATTGAAGTATATAGGCATAATGGAAAAATTATGCAAGAGTTCTCCCCTAAGAAAAGAGCAGAAGTTAGTCACCCTGGTGGCGAGGCCGATGCACCTGCGATACTTTTTGCAGATGTACCTGAAATTACACCACCTAAATTTACTTATGTTTCCGGACTCGATGATTACAAACTTGATCAATCAGAGACATCCTCTTTAGGTGCTTTTTACATTATTAAACGAAGAAATCTAGAACCAAATTCTCCTTGTGAGAAGATTGTTCTTTCTCATACTACTAGGCCATTTAGACATGGTGATTTTCATAAAGACTGTGAAAAGCACATTGATATTTGGAACTCGTTATGCAACATGGAGGCAGTCGATGTCAGTTTTAAACAACACTTAGATACAAAAAATAAAGCTGAACAATGTTTAGCACCATCAATTTCCTTCTCAAATTCAGTACAAACAGGTAATTATAAACTTACTACAAAGTTTGGTGTCTATCCAACAGCTGGTAATAAGTCATACATGTTCAACCTTGTTATTGATTTTATGAAAGAAGAGCATGTAGTTGGTATTGATGAAGATGGTAATGAAATAATTAAATACGGTGTTGATTTTATAGATGATATTGATTTACTTAAAGAGATGTTATCTTATAAAAAAGGAGGAAACTTTGACCGCATCATAGCATTTATGCACGCATTAGCGTATGCTCGTGAGTTGGATAAACTAAATATTAGACCGGACCAAAAAGAAAAAACAAACAATAAAATGGCATTCCAAGGATCTGATACTAGAGAAAGACCAAAAATAAATGTATTTTCAAACGTTAAGTTGAGGATATTCTAATATGATTATTTCCTATAATTTTTATTATAAACATTAGATTTTATACATTTGTTTTATGTTTAATACAAGTTTTATAGATTCAGTAAGTCGTACAGATGCTTTGCCTCCTTTACATCTTAAGAGGAGTATAAAGAAAACTGATAAATGGAAGAAAGCTGTAATGGATGCATTTGAAAACATTGCATTAAAACAACTTCATGAAAATTTATCTTTCTTTGACAACTATAGGGTTGTAAGTTCTAAAATGACTTATCAAGAACTTTCAGAAGTTCTCCCTCACTTAAATGGATTGCAAGATCTATTAGATGGTGTAGGCATCCCTAGTCAATTGAAGCATCACGATATTACAAGTATTGTTGTAAATACTATTGTGGATAAATTTGTTGACTTTCAAGATAAATTTCATGTTACAGATATCGGTGAGATAGCTGAGAATGATTTTTTAAGACACAAAAATGAAGAGATTTCAAAATTACTTGAAGATATTACAAAAAATATAATTGATACAGAGTTAGCTAAAAACGGACTTACTCCTGATGGAAAACAATTTTCATCCGAAGAAGAACAACAAGCTTTCATGCAACAAATAGAAGAAGCAAAGAAAAAGTATACTCCGGTTGAGTTATCAAAATCTTCTAAAAATAGTTTTAAGACAGTTGGTGCTCGATGGGCAGAAGGTACACTAGATCAAGATAAAGAAAGATTTGACCTACTTAAGTTAGGAAAAGAATCATTAAAAGAATATCTTACTGCAGGACGAGCATTTAGAGAGTACAAAATTTACCATGATAAATATTTTCCAAGAAACTGGAGTGCTAAAAATACATTCTTTTCTAAAGAGGTAGAAACACAAAATATTCAAAAAGGAGAATACGCAGGTAGAATGCAACCATACACTCCATCAGAATGTATTCAAGAATTTGGACATAAAATATCCGCAGATAAACAAGCAGAACTATTAGGTGGAAACACTACGTGGGAGAACTACGTATCAAACAACTATGCTGCAGGAACTATTGAAGAGGCCGTTAACTCTAACTTTATTAAGACAGTAACTACCCCTTTCAAAGGATACAGTGACTATAACTTTATGTTAGGGCTTCAAGATCAGTTAAACATGCCAATGGGTATTGAGACTAAGTTCAATAAAGATGGTTCACAAACAGTTCGAGAAAGATTCTTACCAAATCACTATAATGGTCAAAATGGGTTATACTCATCATTAGCAGTGTTATTGAGGGATGATTTCCAACACAGAAAAGATTTATGTCAAGTTACTGAAGTATATTTCCGTTGCTACGACTATTGGGGATACCTTACGTATGAGAATGAATACGGAAGAATAATTACGGAGGAAGTAACAGAAGATATTTTAAAGGATTTCCTAAAAGAAAAAGGAATCAAACAAAGTTATAAAGAATCAATTCACGATATTATTACTTCATTTGAAGTAAATACATTAAAGTGGCAATTAAGACCTGTTACTTATTACGGTGTAAAAATACAAAGTGCAAACATACAAGATCCGATTTACATTGATGTAGAACCAATGGAACACCAAATTAAAGGTGATTCAGAATACGATACATTATTACCTGTTGCAGGAATAGTTGGAGAAAGTTTAGTTACTAAGATTGCACCATTTCAAGCAAAGTATAATCTTTGTATGAACCAGATTACAAATCTGATCGAAAAAGAGCTAGGAGTAATCCTTTTACTTTCTACAGATTTAATTCCATCTGAATACGATGGATGGGGTAATGCAGAGGAAGCTTTAATAGCATTGAGAAACACAGCTAAGAATGTAGGTATTATGCCTGGAAATACTTCGTTTGACTCTCAAAAACAATCTAACAACTCATCCGGAGTACAACTTCTTAACGTAACTCACGGAGCAGAAATACAATCAAGAGTTCAGTTAGCAGAGTTCTTCCAAAAGAAAGCATACGAGTTAATCGGTATCAATCCAATATTGAGTCAACCAACTAAATACGAAACAGCAGAAGGAGTAAGAAACAATGCTGAAACAAATGTTGCTCAAATTTCAGGAATACATACTGACTTTTCATACTTTAACAAGGGAGCATTAGAACTACATTTATCTGTTGCACAATATTGTCAGTCTAATAAAAAAGACTTATCTATATACTACACTAAATCAGATGCATCTATTCAATACTTAAAAATACAGGATCCGGACCTACCTTTAAGAAGGTTTGGCCTTATTGCAACTTTCGATTCTCAGAAGAGAAAAGAATTGGAATTATTGAAACAAGCTATAATGCAACAAAATACTCTTGGTGCAGACACGATGGAGTTAGCTCGACTAATTGGTTCAGATTCTTATTCTGACATAGTAGAGATAGCTAAACTAGAGCGAGAAAGAAGACAAGAACAGCAACAAGAAGAGTACAAACAACAACAACAGTTAGTACAACAAAAAGCTCAGCTTGACGATGAAAACGCAAATAAATCATGGGAAAGACAAGAGCAATCTAAAGATAAAGATAGATCTAATAGACTTGAGGTTGAAAGGATTCAAGCACTTGGTAGAGCTGCAGATAAAGAATCAGATTCAGCTAGTTTTGAGCAGATTAACAGAGAAGCAGACAACGCACTTAAAGAAAGAGACCTTAATTTAAGATATGAAAATGACGCTCAAAGTTTTAGATTAAAAGAGAAACAAGCAGAGGATCAAAGAATGATTAAAATTAAAGAGCTAGAATTGAAAGCTAAGGAACTTGAGGAGAGATCAAGATCACGTCAAAGTAAGGAATATGTAGCTACAATAAATAAAAATTAGAAAATTTGATATTTCATTATAAGTACACTTTTAGTATTACGAATTAAATATCAATTTGTTAAATCAAAAACCAAAAAATAATTTTGTATGGAAAACAGTGGAAAAGCTGAAGTCATAACTCTAGAGAGTTTATTGTCTTCAACAGAGACACCGAAGACTACTGAAGAGATTTCAGCAAGTCAGGAAGCCGAAACTAAAAAAGAGTTAGACAAGGCTATTAAAAAAGATGACTCTATATTTGGAGACATGTTCAATCAAAACGATGATGAAGATGGGGAAGAAGAAAAGAGTAAAACAAAAAGCACTTCTTTAAACGTAGAGGAGGAAGAAGAGGAAGAAGATAAAACTGGAGACTTCATTCTTGATGTTAAAACTACAGATGAAGATCAAGAGAAAGAAAGTGAATCATCTAAACTTTACAAGAAAGCTTTAAAAGAAACTTGGGGTAAAGATGAAATTTCAACAATAGTACAAATTATTGATGGAGAAGAAGTAGAAGTAAACATCGAAGATATCGATTTAGATGAAGAAACTTTTAAACTAATCACTCAAGCAAAGATTGAGGAGTTAAAAGAAGAAGCAGTAAAAGGTAAGATATCAGCTGACGGAGCTTCAGATTTTGCTTTAAAACTTCTTGAGATCGATAAGAATGGTGGTGAAATAAAAGATTTACTCAGAATAAAAACTGATTTCTTAGATCCACTAGAAGGCTTAGATGTTGATAATGTAAATGACCAACGTGAAGTAATTTACTTACGTAATATGGCTGCAGGTTTAGATGAAGACTCTACACTTCGATTAATAAAGTCATACGAGCAAGAGGGTACACTTGCACAAGTTGCTGAAGATAGCTTTAATAGATTACGAGAAGCTATTGACAAAAAATTAGAAGATGAGTTAAGGATTTCTCAAGACAACAAAAAGAAGGCTGAGGATAACTTTAAAAAATACGCAGGTGATTTAAAAGAAGAGCTTAAAAAGTTTGAACTTAAAGACACAGCAAAAAAGAAGATAGTTGATTTTGCCACAACTATTAAAGAAAATGGCAAGTTAGCAATTGATGAAGTCTATAACGAATGGAGAATGAATCCAGAGAAGGCATCAATGTTAGCACTGTTTATGTTAGATGAAGAAGAGTTCATTAGTCAATTAACAAGAAAAGCTGTAAGAGAAACACAAATGAATGCAGCTAAAAAGTTAAAGATTATACCGAAATCAAATTCAAGTATCGAAGTTTCAAAAACTCCTGCATCTAATAAAATAGTAAACATATCACAACTTAAGTAACTAAATTAAATTTAAAAATAACATGTCACAAAACAAATTCGACATTCATGAGTCTATCAATGGAGATTACGTTGTAGGGTTCACAAATGTGAAGGAGATTAAATCTATGGGATGGATGGATGCTGCAAAAGTATCTACATATTTAATGGACGATAAAGCTTCTCACAGAAAGCATTTAGGTCTTATCGAGTTGTTCGCAACATCGCATAAAAAACCTATGCCATTTTTAAGAGACTTGTTCAAAGACTCAGCTGTATTAGAAGTTGAAGAAGGACAATCAATCACTTATGATTTACCTGTTGACCGCACAGAGGTTAAGTGTTACACTGCTGAAGATTCTTCAGAAGAGTATGACTTCCCTGGTATCGATGGTGGTGTATTCAAAATTGTATTGAATCAAGAGTTTACAAAAGGAGATATCCTTACTTACGACCCAATCTATGGTGAGCAAGTTATGGTTTCTGCTGAGCACGATGTAGAGCAAGTTGGTGAAAACTACTTACACTATGTTACAATGCAAACGAATGATCGTACTAAATACTTCCCTAAAGATTATTTAAAAGCTGGTCGTGAGTGGATCAAATTAACTAACAAAATCGCTGAGTTTGACACTGCTTTCAGTTCTTTATCTTTGGTTAAAGATCCTGCAGGAACAATCACTAACGAATTCATCTTGTCTGAACCAAGAGGTATTGAAACTTTCGTAACTGGTAAAGCTGGTCGTATGAAAGCTCCAGGACTTACAGGTTTTGCTAACGGTATTTCTGATAAAATTGAAAAACAATTAGAAGCACTTGGTGGTAAAAACATGATGTTCGTTGCTAAGAAAGATTCTAAAACAGGAAACCTTACTCCAGGATTAGTTGGTACTACATTAGAGTACTTAGCTTTAATGGAATTAGCTATGATGGAAACAAACGAACTTTTGTTTGCTAAAGCAGCTACTACTAACACAAACAATGGTGTTAAAAGAGTTAACGAGGGTGTATGGCACCAGATTCGTAGAGGTAAATTAATCAAGTACGCTAAACCAGGTGGAATTGTGATTGATCACTTATACGAGGCAGTTTCTTACTTATTCCAAAACTCTGACATTCCAGTTAACGAACGTTTCGTTAAATTTAAAGCTGGACACATGGCATACCAAAATATGTTGCATTTATTCCGTGAGCACGCAGTTTCTCAATTAAACGGATTACCAGCAGGTATGTTAGGACAAGATGGTCAATTACCTTCTAAAGTTTTCTCCGGAAGTTTAGACAAATTATCAATGGCTAGTGTAGCAATTACTGAAGTAATGTTCCCTGGTATTGGTAAAGTATTGGTAGAACATGATCCATCATTAGATTTCTTACCAAGCACAGATCGTTTCTCAACAGGTATGTACGGAGAAGGTTTTGCACACACAACTAACTCTTTGGTTATTTGGGATGCAACTAACCCTGAGTACTCTAACGTATCTAAGAAAATTGGAAACGCTTCTTTAGTTGAAGGTGGTAAGAAAAACGCTAACATCTATTACATCAAACCTGCAGGGCAACCTCACGTAACTTACGGTTATGAGCAAGGACGTACAGCAGACGGAAGTCAATACCAAAACGTACAGTCTTCTATGAAACAAATGGGTAGATCATTCTGGGCATACTCTCAGTCTTCTGCTTTAGTTTTAGATACTACACGTTACGTAACAATCGAACTACAAGAAAAAGGTAGAGCATAAATTGATATTGGGGGGAAAATAAAATTCCTCCCAATTATCTTAATTTTCCATATAATTTTGTATCTTTGAATTAGTTTTTATAAATTTGTATAAACAAACCAAAAAAAATAATGAAAGATACTTTATTTAAAATAAACGACTTCGAGGTAAAAAAAGACTCGATCTATGTCGTAAAGGACAAAAGAGATATGGATGCCCCATCTGGCTTTATCAAAGCAGGGGTTTCTAAACTTCCTTCCAAAGGTGTTGGAGAAACATTTCAGGTAAGATATATATCTAGAGATGGAGGAAGAACAGGTACTTGGGACACAGGTTTTTATGAATTTTCTCACTGTTATAAAACCCAAGATAAAGACTCAATCAGACCGCTAGTAACAGCACTGAAGAAAAATGTGCTTGAGCCTTATAGAAAGGCAATTGGAGATCCATTAGCATTTGAGCAAGATAATGAAAAATTCTTCTTAAAACAAAGATTTACAGCTTTTACAGGAAGAGTATTTAACACAAGCGATCCAGTTGATACGATGGAGTTATATTTTGGTTTACTGACTAATCAGCTAACACCAAAAGGACAAGAAGGTAACACAATGTACAATGATTCATCTTACACGATTGTAGACATAAATAAAGATGTTAAGATTAAAGATGAAAGAGCTTTAGAAAAATTCAAAGCAGTTGGTTCTTTTACAAACTTACTATCATCAGATAGAGAACGATTATTAGCAATGTTAAGCTATTCAGACCTTAATCCGTCTAAAACAGTAGATGACATCACGTTAATCAGTATGTTTAGTACATACCTAGATCAAGGTCAAGATGATAATATTATAATGTTTAATGCATTAGTTGAAGAGACTGAGACAGAAAAAGGACTTGAAAAAGTTTACGTTTACAAAGAGTTAAGAAGATTAATCTCAACAGGAAAAGTAACAAAAACTTCAGGTTTATATTATTACGACAGTAATGAGATTGGTCCAGACTTAAAACAAGCTGCATCATCAATTGTAAAAAATTCAAAATTTGCAGGTATTAAAAAAGAAATAATGCTAAATAGCTAATGAAAGTTGAAGAAGTTTATATAAGATTTGTTGACATTGTTAATAGAAATATGACTAATAACAATGTTAATGTAGACAAAATTCGATTTATATTTCTTTTTAATAGCGCATCAATAAAATACTTATCATGGATTTTAGAGAAGAGGAATGAAGACGATATTCGTCAAGTAGCTCCTTTTCTTATTCCTGATTCTGAGCTAAAAGTTTCAGAGAAACTAAGCTACTTTGACAAGTTCAATCTACCAAAAGATTATTTTGACTTCGCTAATGTTAGTGTTTTTGCAAGTAACGGTTCTTGTTTAAATCAAAAACTGCTTACTTTTGAAGCAAAAAGCGAAAATACTGAAGAGCTACTAGCAGACGAAAATAATAAGCCTTCTTTCGAATACAGAGAAACTTTCTATTTTACCGCATCTGACAAATTAGTAGTGTACAAAGATAACTTTACTATCGATTCAGTTTCTTTAGCCTACTATAGATACCCTAAGAAAGTGGATATTGAAGGTTACTTTAAGGAAGATGGTGTAGCGTCAGTAAGTGTAGACCCTGAATTTAGCGATAGAGCCATAGAAAAGATTCTACTTATAATGGCAAAAGATTTCACAGCAACGAATGGAGATGCAAACGGATTTCAAATTAATTCAGCTCGTTTAGCCTCCGAATATTAATAATCAAATAACAATTTAAATTAAACAAAAATGGGATTAAACAAAGCGTTTGACAGAAACTTCTTCATCATTGATGGAGCAGTTAAAACGAGCGGTGGTTCTAATGCTTTAGCTAAAGGACAGCTTGCTGCTGTTCACCAGTCTAAAGGAACTGCTGCAGGTCTTCAAGTATTGGCCTCTTTCGCAGGAGAGTCAAAAGACCAAAAATTTATTACATTAAGAGTTGGTAAAGAAAAGAAAACACCTGGAAGATCTTATTCTGACAAGGATTTCTCTACAATACCTTTCTCTTTAAATGAAGTAGTTGAGCTATCAGTATCAGCTCCAAAAATTACTGAGCACATTGTTGACGAAGTAGTTATCGGATATGATGGTACTCCAGGTTCAGAGTTCAACTTCAAAACAGGAGATGCATATTTCCGTTTAGCTCTTGAGTTAAAAGGTGGTGCAATTGAATGGAGAGGTGGAAAAGGAGACACTGAGTTCGTAGCAATCAATGTAGATGTTCCAGAATGTGATCCTTTTGATACTTGTGATACTTGTGACAACTGTTCAAGTGTTGATGCTAAAGCTATCGTAATGGAAGCTGTAGAGCGTCTACGTAGAAAACAATTGACAGGCGGAAAAACTGTAGCTGATTTCATCGATATCACTCCAATATTATCTTGTGATAATGATGTGACTGCAGCATTGATTCCTTACAACTTCTACACAGTATCATTATGTGATACAGGTGATGATTCTGCAAAAGCAATCATTGAAGGTCAGTACAACTACCCAGTAAAACGAGTTGACAGAAAAGGTTCAATCTCTACTTATGAGATTTTATTACCAGCTTCTGCAAATGCACCAGCTGCTGCTTCTTTAAAAGTTGCTTCTTTTATGCCTGGTTGTGACACATGTCCTGAAGGATACACAACTCAAGCAGGTGGTTTCGTTTACGCATTCACTATTGAGGATGATGGATCAGATCAAACAGCACTTATTACAGCTTTAACAGGTTATGCTACAGGTACAGTTGTTAAACAAGGTAACAATGCAGGTGTAGGTTTCTATACAGCAGCATTTACAACTAAACTTTCTGACGCAACTATCGCAGCATTCTTAGCGGCAGGCGCTCCAAGAAATACAGCTACAATCGAATTAGTAGGAAAAGTTTCTGATTTATGTTCTACAACTGCTGCAACTACAGTTGCTTGGAATTTGGACAGAACTTTAAATGCAGTAAAAGAATCTTACTTCATTTGGTTACCAGATACAAACTGTGGAAATGATAGATTAGTTGAATTACAATCTGCATATGCTAACTTAACAATTAATATTGCTAAGTCAAGAAAAGCTACTTTAACAGGTACTGCAGGTACAGCTACTTTCACAATTGGAGGTACTACTTATCTTGCAACTTTTGCAACTAGTTTAGCACAAACAGCTGCTAACTTCGTAGCTACTCACGCTGCTGCATTGTCAACAGTTAAAGGAATCAAAGTTTCAGCATCAGGTGCTGTATTAACTTTCGAAAACTTGAGAGATGCATTCCCTACAATCACTGTAGCAAACACTACAAATGACTTAAACGCTACTTTAGCAGCAGTTGCTAATGTTGAAGGTGGATGTCAAACTAAGTATGTTACTTCTGTTATTTCTAACTTAGTAGGTGAAGAGTGTGATGCAATTTACAAAGATGCTTACATTAGTGAATCTCCTGCATCATTTGATACAGTTGATTGGGGTAAATTTGCAGATGCTACTACTGAGAAATCAGGTAACTGTAAAGCAGGTATCCGTTTCAAATCACGTGTTTTCACTTTAGATGGAGATGAGGCTTTAAGAAACTTAGTAGGTTTCACTGAGACTTCTACTCAAATCAAAGTAGCAGCAGGTTTCCCTGACGAAATCCGTGAAGGTATTGGACGTTTACCAAAAGGTAACTTCGAAGGTAAATACTTATCTCGTCAACAACACAGAACTCACTTAGCAGGTAACTTACGTCATTTAGAAAATGAAGGACGTGCTTACTTCGGAGGGTTAAACAACGATAAGGATTACTTAGGAAGATTATTGAGAGGTGAAACTTCTAACATGCAAGACAATACTGTACAATACATTCAGTATAAATTGAAAGTTAGCAGTTTTAACCACACTCAAGGTTTTGCTGGTAGAACTACCGATGATATCAACTACAACTTCTTCGTAGAAGTAGGCCGTCATAAAGACTTAGAAAACTTGTTAAACAAGTTGGCTGCTTCAGCAGGAAGAGAAGGAGTTACTGCTTTCAGCAAGTAATTTTAAGATACACCAACAGAGAGGAGGCCAATTGGTCTCCTTTTTGTTTTAATAAAATCTATGATTTTGTTAGTTTTCTAATTTAGAGTTAATTTTGATGATCACATAATATTTATAAAATGTCTTATACTAAAATTCACCCAGATCACTTTTCTACTATACTAGGATTAAACAATAAAATGTGTTTTATACAAAAAGCACTAGAACAAGATTCTTCAAAAATTAATAGGATCCAAGGATCATCTAATTATAGCAGAACTATTTCATATAGTGTTGGAACCAGTAATGTAACAGTTATTGTACACACAGGTACAACCGCTTTAGGAGTAGAAACAATTACAGAAACATTTACATACGTAAATCCTGCTGTAAACGGTTCAAATATAACTAGTATTCAATATTCATAATAATCAGAACAATGAGTGTAAGTGAGATACTTCTATACATATTAGGTGGTGCGATTTCTATCATAGTTTATTTTTTAAAAGAAATGAGACAAGAGTTAAAAGCTAATACTGAAAATATTGGTAGGAATAAAGGTAAAATTGAAAACCTGCAAACAGAGCAAAATTTGAAATTTCAAAATATTCAAACTGAGTTAAATTTTAGTATTCAGAATATGAATCAGAAAATTGACCATATAACAGAGAACATACACAGGATATTTGAAATTCAAGAACGAATTGATAACAAATTAAAATAATAAGATATGCCATATAAAGTTAATCCCACAACAGGTCAGCTTGATTACTATGAAGTATCAGAAGGCGGAGGTGGAGGAGTAGCAACAAATCTATCATTCATACCTTCTCCAACATCAGGTACAGTAACTTCTGATTCAGGGACAGACGCAGATATTACACTAGCTACAACAACAAACTCAGGTTTATTTTCTCCGCAGGAAAAATTAAGACTTCAAAAAGCTCTTATAGATGATGTTATATTTAGACAAATATATAGTAACACAGCTTTTTATGCAATAGGTGATGTAGTTGACTATTTTGGGGTATTGTACCAAAGAACTAGCAGTGGGAATGAACAAGGTATTACTCCACCTTCACCAGAGTGGACTATTTATGACCCTTTATTAGGTGCAGATGTTTTTGATCATTGGATTAGAATAGCATTAGGTAATAGATTAATTTCCCAAGGTATTAATTATCAAGGAGATTATAACAATGGTACTAGTTATCCTATTGATGCAGTAGTAAGTACACCAGAAGGAAGTCCTTATGGATTACCTGGTCAACTCTTTATAAGAACTACTAATCCAGGAAATCCAGGGTATCCTCCAGGAACAGCATCTTGGGAAGTTTATAATATATATACCGGATCTCCAGCTTTTGATGCTTGGATTAGAAGTGTTTTGCAAACTAAGGTTACTGTAGAAATTGGTAAAGGATTATCCACTGAAGATTACACCACAGCAGAACAAACAAAGTTAGCAGGTATCGCAGCAGGAGCCGAAGTAAATGTAAACCCAGATTGGAATGCTACTTCAGGAGATGCTGAAATATTAAATAAGCCTACAATCCCAGCAGCACAAGTAAACCCTGATTGGAATGCAACAACAGGCTTAGCAGAGATATTAAATAAACCAAGCATTCCTGCAGCACAAGTAAATTCTGATTGGTTAGCTACTTCTGGTTTAGCACAAATATTAAATAAACCATCAAGTCTTCCTACAGCAAATGTTAAACATTCTGTAAAATACGGAGTTGCTTTAACTATTGGACAAGCTGTTTATGTTAGTAGTGCTGATGGAACTAATATGGTCGTATCTAAAGCTGATAATTCAACAGAAGGTACTTCGAGTAAGACAATGGGGTTAGTTACATCTACAGGTGCAGCTAATTACCAAGGAGAAGTAATTACAGAAGGATTACTAGCAGGGTTAAATACAAACGGTGCAACCGCAGGAGATCCTGTATGGTTAGGTGATGATGGAAATTTACTATATGGTTTAGCAAATAAACCAGTAGTACCAAACCACACGGTATTCATTGGTATTGTAACAAGAGTAAACACTAATAACGGTGAGATTTTTGTTAAAGTTCAAAATGGATATGAGTTAGAAGAACTGCACAATGTTCTTATAACAAGTCTAGCAAATAATCAAGTATTAGCTTATGATTCAGTTTCTGGATTGTGGAAAAATAAAAATTTATTAAACTTAACAACTACAGGTTATGAAGGTGTAGCAACATTATCCGGAAATAACCTAAATATACCTGCATATAAATCAATTTTTTACGCAGGTGATTTTGCAAGTGGTGAAGGTTACAATCCAGGTGATGTAGTTTTATACAATAATAATTTATACTACTGTTTTCTTGGAATTGGATCTGCTTCAACCCCAGATACTGATCCTACACATTGGAGTTTATTTTTACCTGGAGCTAGTGCAGCAGAAAATGTGTTTGAATTAAAACCTAACTATGTATATAGAGGTATTACAATAAACAATAACTCTACAACTGTAGTTGCTGAAGGTGGTGTTGTCATGTCATCAAGTGCATCAAATACAGCTCAATCTGTTGCATCAACAAATTTTGCAACTAAACAAATAAGATTAAGATATTATGCAACAAGTGTAACAGGTGGTAGATATACTGGAACAAGAGGTTCTTCTTTATTATGGTATATTCAAGGAGGTTTTCATTATGTTTGTGATTTTAATATTTCAGATACTTCTTATGCTGCAGGATGTCAACAATTTTATGGAATGGCTGGTCAAACAACTGACTTGAGTTATGGTACTTCAACACCTATATTAGTTAGTACATTGATTAATATAGTAGGAGTAGGAAATGAAAATGGAGATGCTAATTTATCAGTTTTTCATAATGATGCAACCGGAACAGCTACAAAAATTGATTTAGGTGTAAATTTTCCAGCAAATAGAACTGCTGGTGCTATTTCAACAACTTTTTACAGTGTTCAACTTTATAACGCACCTTCTTCAACAGATGTACACTATAAAGTAACAAATAATGAAACAGGTGCAGTTGCAACTGGAGTAGTTTCAACAAATTTACCTCTTTCTTCACAAGGATTAAATTTCTTTGCAAGTAGATCTATGGCTGCAACTTCAGTAACTGGTACAGGTCAATTTGATTTATCAAAATTAGGAGTTTACTCAATACTATAAAACTATGGAAAAATTTACATTAACATATGAAACAACCATGTTAGAGGATGGTCAGGTAAACATAAAAGTTTATCCTGCAAATCCAGAAATTTCTAAATATATATGTAGTTATAAAACTGTTTTAACAAAAAAAGATTTATTATCTTTTGTAGCTGATTTAACAGTTGAAATGACTCCCTTGTTGTTTGCTGATTTTCAAGCAATGGATAATATTCCTGCATTTCTAAAAGAACAATTTGAACTATAAGAACACATTTTATATTGGAACCTAGATGTTATTGGAACTGAAGGTGCTCCTGTAGAAATTAGTTACGGAAATGATATACCTAATAGTATTATAAAACCGTCTGCAGCAACCCAAGGTGAAATGATTGATTTGTATAATAAAAACATGTGGCATTTATTTACAGTAAGTTTAAGGTAAACTAATTTCACTAGTTTTAAATAATTCAATATTTTTGAAAATACTATTTATATAAACTAACTTTGCTACATGAGTAAAATATTAATTGACTTCGATATAAAAAGTGATATCTATTATTTAAACGTAATAGATTTTTCTAATTGGGAGCTTATAAAAGATAAACCTGCAATTATTGAAATAACACTACCTGGTTTTAAAACACCTATTACAAAATATTTCGATAAGAATAAAAATAATATACTTAATTCTATACTATTAGGTGTTGATTGTGCTACATGTCCTGGAGACGAACAAGTAACTCTAGATGACGGAATATACGTAATAACAGTAAAAGGATCTCCTGAAAACTATAGCAAAACTCTTAAATATTTAAAAACAGATTTATTCAGAATGAGATTGAATAAACTGTACATAGAGAGTGATTGTAACTGTGTAAAAAGTGACCCTAATATATTTGAAAAAATAGTTGAAATTGAATTTATACTGAAAGGAGCCGAGGCTCATTTAGCTTTCGATATGGAAAAGGAATCAGGCATGCTATTTAAACAAGCACAAACATTACTTGATGACTTACTTGCTTGTTGCGAAGAATCAACTAGCAGATTAGGAAAACCTTGGGAATACTACTATAATAGATCCTAATAAAATGTGCTCTTGTAATTCAAATTCCGGAAGTTCTTTTTGCAATGGTGTATCTAATACACTGTACAGTATAAGAAGCCTTGGTGTAAGATGTTACAACAATACTATGGATCAGAAGTATATGGACTTTATAATAGAGATTGACTCTATACTTTTAAATGCAGGAAGTAACCAATGCCCTGATGAAGAATACATAAATACACTAAAAAATTACATAGAAAGTGAGTACAAAAAACTTAATTAACAGAAGTAACGTTTCTACTGAAGAGATGTACTTAGTAAATATACGTAAGCTTTCAATGGATATAATGAAGAAACATAGATTTGACTTCGGTACAGGTGTATGTTTTAAAACACAATTTAAACTTCTTTCATTAGGTAGTTTAGTTTGTAACCCTCCTTGTTATTTAGAGCAAGAGGATAAAGATAAAATAAGAGAATTAGTAATAAACAAATCAATACATAGTTTTTATGAGCTGTAATGACGTTTCAACCAGATGTAGTAAAAAAGTAAATTCCGCTTGTGCCGTGTACGAGGGAGTACTACCATCTGATACAAATATAAACCCAGGTTCTTGTGAGATAACTGTGGAACAAGTTTTACAAGATATGTCTATCATACTTACAAAAGTAAGTAATGAGATAAACTTTAATGCTGTAAAGCAAGGTGAATTAGGTAGCTCATGTTTTCCATACTTTAACGTAGCTAGTCCAATTGGATCTGGTTCAGAGATAAGTAGTGGTTATGTATCAATAAGAGAAGCAGTAAAAACACTTGAAGGAAAACTTATTCAAATAATGAGTTTTATTGGTATGTCATGCCCAACATGTCCAACATGTGAAGACTGTCCTCCAATATATACTCAGAGTATTGAATGTCTTAATTTGACAATACCTGGAGCAGATGATTGTGGAAATACTCCTGCAACCCTAGCTCAGCTATTGCAATACATTTTAAATAAATTACCATAATTTAAAAAATTAAAATAATGTTTTTCGATTTAGAAGATTACGCAACAAGATACAGAAGCACTATAGATCCTAACTGTGTTAACCCAAACATTCCTAAAGTTGATAACTCATCTATTGAGTGTAGCCAAATTATTTCTACCAACTGTGTAGTTACATCTAAAGGATATCCATACTTAGGAATAGGAAGCGGAGAAACTGTAACTAGCGTGCTTGAAAAAATAAAAGAAAAGTTTAAAAGCCTTTCTTTTACAATTTTAAACTTAGGCTCAGGCATAGGATTACTTAAAAGCTTTTCCGGAGGAGTATTATCAGCAAAATCTATAAAGGCAGGTAATAACATTGTACTTACAGAGGCAAATGATACAATCACAATTAATGCTACAGGAGGAGGTTCTGGAGGTGGGATAATAGATATTACTCATGCAAACTTAGTAATCGCTAAAAACGCAAGCACGCTATCCCCTGGAACGTACTACAGAATCACTGACTTCAGAACAATGTATGATCAACCTGATTTTGATTCAAACGGAGATGCTAAAACAAGTGTAGCTGCTAAACAAGGTCCGATAGAACCAATTACTGTATTAGCTTTAAAAAACAATGTTCTTAGCAGAGAAGTATACCAAGAAGATTTTCCAGAAGATACTATTGAATACATATTAGAGTTTACAACCCCAGTTAACCAAACTGTTACAAAGGGAAGAATTGTTTACTTAAAAGATAAGTATGGAACTGAAACAGATTATGATCACAGAAATGTTGAGTTTAAAAGATATGCGCAACCATACCTAAACTTTTTTCCATCTTATAAGGACACATCTTTAAATTCTACAGAAAGAAAAACTATATACCTTCCTTTTTTTGGTAGAAATTTTAAATCTTTAGGTTACTTTGAGACGTTTTTAATGGGACAATCTGATACTCCATTTGACTTACCAAACAATGTCGTTGGTTCAGCACATAATAGTTCACTTGGACATTTATCAACTAACTCAACATTTAATAGTCTTTATAATACAGAAATAACTCAATCTAGAAATGTTTTTATAGAAATGCCTATATACTCATCTAGAATATTTGTTACTACAGACTCTACTTTATATAACTATAACAATGGAACTGGATCAATTTTAAATTGTAATATAAGAGAAATAAGAAACTCTTATATTGGAATTGAGTCTCTAACTAGCTCTACAATACATTCTATAGAAGGTGCAAATTTAGGTAGATTAAATATTTCAAATAGCAGAGTTTATCAAATGTATTATCCTGGAACAATAAACCAAAATGGTTTACCTGCAGATAGAGTTACAATTAGTTCATCTGATATAGGTACTATGACAGACGTAAAAGGTATTTCTTCATTTGTAAATTCTTATATTAATGTAATATCTACTATAACTTTTTTAAGTAATATAATAGAAAATGTTAAAGGAAATAGAATAGAAAATAGTGTTTTTAAAAATGCTCAAACTATAAAACACTTAAATATATTAGGGGATATAAATAATGTAAACTTCTCTACTTCAACAATAGTTTACAACACAGCTTTATCTAAAGAAATTATACAGCATCCAACTGGACTACATATAAAACACTACGACCAATTTGGAGCAGCAGTTATTAACAATGTAAACGCATAATAAATGAACTCATTTAATTTTCAAATTGTACCGGTAGCTAATTTAGCAGCTATAACAACACCATTTCCAGATCATATCTGTTACTTCACTGAAGATACAGAAAACTATTATATTTGGGAGAACAATGCATTAAAAGAAATATTTGTAGATGCTTCAAGTATAACTTGGAATAACATTACAAACAAGCCAACAACAATTACAGGTTTTGGAATTACAGATGCTGTAAAAGTAAGTAACGGTACACTAAACTATGTTGCTAAGTTTACTCCAGATGGAACTACTATTGGCAATTCTCAAATACAAGATAATGCAGATACTGTAAGCATTGGTACTACACTTGATTCTAATGTAAAAATAAATATTAGTTCTAATAAAGTTTATGGTATTTCTTTAACAAACTCAAATACTTCAGGCTCTATTAAATCTTCAATAGTTGTATCAACTACTGGTGTAAGTAGTGGTGAAAATCGCGGAATAGAAGGAACTGCATCTGGTTCTACAACACTTAATGTTGGTATAAGAGGTACTGGAATCTCTGAAGCAGGTTCAAAGTCTGTTGGTGGACATTTTACTGCATCTGGTCTAGGTACTAAATATGCAATCAGACTATCAGATACTACTGAATTACCAAATAAATATTTAAAATGCATAACAAACAATGGTGAAGCAAACTGGGGTAACATCAATATCACTGAAGTAACAAATGGTCTATCAAGTACATTGTTAGGTGCAGCAAATGGTATTGCAACTCTAGATTCAAACTCTAAACTAACAATAGCTCAAATGCCAATATCTGTAATGGATTACAAAGGTACTTATGATATTGTAACAAATACACCAAACTTAGTAGACGGAACAGGAAACCAAGGTGATGTATATGTTTGTACAACTGCAGGAACAAGAACATTTGGAGTAGGAAATACGATTACTGTTGGAGTTGGTGATTGGTTAATTTATAACGGAACTAAATGGGAGAAAACACTAGGAAATAATGTTGGAGCCGGAACTGTAACTTCAGTAGGACTTTCTTTAGGAACTACAGGTACAGATGTAAATATCTCAAACTCTCCAATTACTTCTTCCGGAAATATAAACTTAAACATACCAACAGCAAGTGCAACTGCAAGAGGTTTACTATCAATTTCAGACTTTAACACCTTTAGTGGTAAACAATCGGTAATAACATTAACAACAACAGGAACAAGTGGTGCTGCAACTTTTACAGGAAACACTCTAAATATACCTCAATATTCAGCAATAACATTAACAACAACAGGAACTTCAGGTGCAGCAACATTAGTTGGAAACACTTTAAATATACCTCAATATTTAGATGGAAGTGGTACTACAGATAATGTTACATTTTGGACAGATAGTAATACAGTAAACGCAGCTAGTAATTTATATTATGAAACTAATTTTGCTTATACTAATAATGGAAGTGTTACTTATGGTAAAAAATTGAGACTTGCTACACCAGGTTGTGCGTCACAAGAAATGTCAAACGGCTACTATTTATCAATAGTAAATAAACTCCCACTACCAACAAGCTTAGATGTTTTTGCAGGAGCTGAGTTTGTAACTAGAAGTACTAGTACATCAAATACTTCTGATTCAACTATTACTTTTGAATTTAATAGAATAGATTCAAATATTAATATACTAAGTACTCAAAAAGACGATGCTCTTGGTAAAATAGTTTGGACAGGTCCAAATCAGACTACTACTGGAACTATGATAAGAGCATATGCAGATGAACTATTTAGTAATCCTAGTAGTAGAGGTGCAAGAATAGAAATATCAGTTACAAAAAAAGGGACAACTAGTAAATTCACTTCACTTGTTTTAGACTCAGATGGTTATGTAAAAGTATCAGAAGCTTATAAATTACCTAAAACTTCTGGTACTGCTAATCAGTTTTTAAAAACAAATGGTACAGATGCTGATTGGAACTACCTTCCTGATTCAGCTCAGATTATGTGTTCTGATTTAGTAACATCTATTACAGCTAGTACAACAATTTTAAAAGGATTTTGGATAGCCCCTTGCAGCGGAAGGTTAACAGATATATTTGCATCTTTGCTTTCAACACAACAAGGAGGTAGTGTACTTACAGTACAAGTAAAAATGAATGGATCACAAGTAGCTCTTCCAGTATTTGCTAATTTAACAACATTATCAAGTACAATTGTAGCATCAAATACATTCACAAAAGGTACTATTTTTGAGATATTTGTGACACAAGTTGGGGATGGTACAGCAAAAGGATTACTTACAACAATTAATTACGAGAGAACATAATTATGATAATTAATCCATATATATTTTCTTCAGCTGGGGCCGTTATAGGTAATGTCCCCACTACAAACTTAAGACTTTATCTAGAGAGTGATAACGGAGTTACTTATGATGGTACAAACAAAGTAAGTGCTTGGAATGATCAAACTGTATATAACAATGATCCAATTCAAAATACTCCTTCGTATAAACCTTTGTACTCTGCTTTAGATACAAGCATGAATAATTTGCCATCAATAACTTTTTCATCCCCTAGTTATGATAGCATGCAAATAACTGCAAACGCATCTTTAAATTTCTCAACAAACGGTTTTACTGTATACTTAGTTTGTACTATTCCGCAATTAACTTTATACGGAGCATTAATACAACATTCTAATGATGATACATGGACACAAGGATGGGGTATAATTGGAGTCACATCTAATTTGAGATTCTTTATACAAAATTGGAATAGCGCACCAAACTACCTAGATTTACCTGAACCAGCTTCTAATCAAAAACTATTGATAAAGTTTAGTTGGGATAAAACTACAATGAAAGCTAGTGTTAGAAATCAAAGTGGTTTTACAAACGCTAGTACAAAAGCATACTCTGGTGCTTATACAAACCCTACATTACCTCTTTCAATATCTGCAGCCGATCCACTTTCACAAACTACTGGATATGTTTCATCTAAGTTTGGGGCAATACTAATGTATGATGGAGTTTTATCTGCACAAGACGAATTAAATTTAGAAAATTACTTAAAATCAAAATATGGAATCTCTTAAAAACAATGAGGTGGTAAAAAGATGGAAATCTAAAACACCTTCCTTTTGGAAAAAAATACAAAGAATAGGATTAATCGCAGGAGGAATTGGAGCAGTAATTATTGCATCACCAGTTGCACTTCCTGCAGCAATAGCTTCAGTAGGCGGATATCTTGCTTTAGCAGGATCTGTAGCAGCTACATTATCTCAACTTACAGTTGAAGACAAAGAAGTTTTAGATTAATTAATCTTTTTGCTAGTTATATTATTGCTTAGTATTTTTGCAGTATAAGGCTCAGGCCTTATAATTGTCATTTATAAGGTTACAGCCTTATTATAAATAAACATTAATAATATTAAAAATGAGTAATTGCCAACCTAATTGTGGATGTAAATTTGAAGTAGATTCAAGTTGCGTCAGATATACTAGCGTAAACTTAGGTACGACATCTATAAACCAAGGTGATACTGTAGAAACATCTATCATAAAAATAGACGCAGCAATAAATAACTTACAACAATTTATAGAAAACAATCAGGCATTAACTATTGAAGGACCTATAAATAAAGTTGTAAAATTTGGACCACCTAATACGCCACTATTACCTTCTCAAACAGAAGATGACGGAACCTCTATAGGAATAAATGCAGCATTAGACACTGCATTTAAAATGTCATTAGAGACTTCCCCTAACCAATCAGGGTTAAAAATAACTTCATTAAATAATGGTAAAGAAGCAATAGTAGCTAAAAATGAATCTAGTGGTGCTATTATAAACAAAGGTATAGTTTCTTTAGTATCAGGATCAAGTGTATCAAATATTGGTTTAGAGTCATCTGCTACAGGTGCATCCAATATAAATATTGGTATTTCTGCAGCAGCTTTAGGAGGGACAGCTAATTACTCAGCTCAACTAAAAGACGGATCAGAGACGGTTCAAGGAGGAAAATTCTTAAAAGATACAGGTTCTGGAAAAGCAAATTGGAATTACATATACTTGGCAGACATACAAGATTACCAAGCATCAGCTCCTTTTGTACTAACACCTGCAACAGCAACCGTTTTAGGAGGAGTAAAAATAGGTTCAGGTATAAATGTTACTGTTGATGGAACTATAAGTGTAAATCAGCAACAAAGTTATACACTACCGGTAGCAACATCAAATATTTTAGGAGGAGTAAAAATAGGTTCAGGTATAAATGTTACTGTTGATGGAACTATTAGCACTACACTTCCAATAGCTACTACATCAGTTTTAGGTGGAGTAATTGTAGGATCTGGTTTAGCTATAACTCAAGCAGGTGTTTTATCTGTAAATGTTCCTGTAACAGCAGGTAGAGGTATAGCTGTATTTTTACAGACAGCAGAGCCTACGCAAGCTAATTTTAATACTGCATACGGAACAGTTTCAGGATTTGGAATAAATAATCTGCCTGGTGCAAACGCAATTAAGCCAGGTGATTTATGGATAGACTCTTGTACACCTTAAATTTAAGATATGGCAAGTACTTTTAAAATATATGATGGACAAAACTGGATTGATCCATGTAATTGTAACGTAAACGTAAGAACTAGTAGTAATGCTTGGAAGTTAGTTGATCCAAAAAACTGTCTTGTAAAATATTGGACAGGAACTGAATGGTGTCAAATAGTTTGTCCAAACCCTGAACAGATAGTGTGTGGACAGGGGTTAAGTGTTTCTGCTAATTCTGGTGTATTTTATATTCCTTTTACAATACCAGCATCAGCAAAAGGAATAAAAGTGCATGTTGATTCAGGTTCAGCAAGAGATGCTTTTCAAATAGTAGCAGCAGATAAAACAACATGGTTAGCAGGGTTAGGAAATATAGGGAGATCAGAAATCGCCCAGAATGCTTCTGTAAACATAGGTCCTGCACTTATACAAAACACATTTGTAGAGGGAAGCATGGGTCCACCTGCATATATAAACCAATCTAATGGTAATGGCGGATTTATATTTCAAACAGATACTCCTGCAAATGTTGTTCATAACATATCAGGTAATTGGCATACATTAGAGAAATTAGCCCCTGGAGTAAATTCAAATTACCCTAATGGAGGTATAATAGTACATCAATTTGTACCATACCCTAACCAAGAATGTACCAGTACATACAATAGAACACTAGTAAATAGGTATATAATACCTAAAACCTTTATCGATACAGCTACAACAGAAAATAGAGTACACTTTACTTCTGAAATACTTCCAAATCAAGCACCTAATACACCATTTGGCGGAATAATTCTTACAGAATTTTCAGTTGGTTTTGCACAAACCTATTCACAGCCTATAAATAGGTATTATATACCAAATAATTTAAATTACTCAACAAATTTAGCAGGATACAGAATACAAAATTTAACAGAGACATTTTTTGGAGATGTAGATAGAAGATCAGATCCCCAAACAGATCCAAATGGAAATATTATTGGAACAAATAATAGAGCATTAATGCTTTATGAAAAAACAACACAACAATCTGAAGATGTGTTTATAAGAGTAACAGGAGGTGTTTGTGGAGGTACAACTTGGTATATACCTAGAGTTGAGTGCTTTTACGATGATTACATAGAACCGCCACTTCAAGCCGCTCAATTATATGTTACATAGTAAAATAATTGATAAAATAAATGGTAGTTTAGATAGTGTTGCTATAAATATTCTATACGATTTTTACTACAATTCAAGTTGTAAAGAAGTTTATTTAGAAAATTTTAAGAGCAATAAACTGGGTTTTTCTGATTATAGAAAAATATACTTAAATCCACTTGTGTTTGAGTTACCAATAACCTACTTTTTATATGTAGTATTACATGAAATTTCTCATCAATATCAATATAAAAAGTACGGAAAAGATTTTACATTAAAGTACTATTTAGAACCAGATCTTTATGAAGATTTTTGGAAAACAGAAGTAGTAGCAGATAGGCTAGCAATAATTAAAACTTTACAAATACTTAGGAAAAGTAATCCTGAATCAAACTTAAAACTAGTCTCTGTTTATAATACAGAAGATAAAAAAGAGAGTGTTAAAAAATACTTAGAAGACTTACATAAAGAAATAGATAAGCTAGGTATTAAAACCATAGATGAAATAAATAAACATTTAATACAAAAAAGTAAACAAGATGTGCAATAAATGTAATCAAACAAACGACTGTAATTGCAACAATACAGTTCCTTGTCAAAAATGTAATACACCTGAATGCAATAATGTTTGTAGATTTACAGGCGAAAACATTGACGGACTTGGTATTATAAAAAATGAAGATATAAGTACAGCTATTGAAAAGTTAGCAGAGTACGCTTTAAACTTATCAACATCTAGTCAAAGCATTGTTAAACTAGAATCTAGAACAAGTATAAGTGTAGGTACTTCAGGTTATCCAACAATAACAAACTCTTCAACATTACTTGGAACTACATTCAATGTTCCACTAAATTCAGGATCTGAACATGATGTATATTATGAAGGACAAGTTAGATTTGTTAATGCTAGTGAAATAGTTTTAGGAATATACAAAAACGGATCAATACAAGGATTCCTTAAGAAAATTAAATCTGGTTCCAATACAGTTATTCCGTTTAGCTTTAGTGCATCTGACTTAATGTTAGTGCCAGGTGATATAGTTGATGTAAGAGGTGTTAAAATTAATACAGGTGCTGAATTAGAGTATTGCACTATAAAAATAGTAAAAAGATAGTTAGGTAAGTTTTTTTGGTTTTTCTTACTTAACGGAACCCTCTGTAACAAGAGGGTTTTTTATTTATTAAAAACTTATATATTTTTTTCTTTAACTTTTTTTAACTAAATTTGGCCAATGTTTAAAATCGTTGAGTCATATAAACTTTTTGATGGATTTTTTAAAGTTGAACTTTATCCTATCGATGAAGAAGAGATATACTATTATACTCAGCTAAGTATAGAGTTCAAAGACATTGAAGACATGGAGATGCCAATAATGTTAAATATACTCACTGAAAAAACTAGTAAAGAGGTAATAATAGACTACAGTCATGTTGACTCAGCAATTAGTAAAGCAATAAAAGAACTTGAACTTACACAAGAATTTGAAAAGTGTTTAGTTCTTAAAAACATTAAAGACAAATTTAATAAAGAGATAAGCAATGATCACAAACAACGAGTTTGTATCCAGAGTTGTTAACAACTTAAAAGGATTAAGTAAGGATGCTCATGTAAGTAAGAGGTTCATTCTTAGAACAGGTAGAACTAAAGCAAAGTTTTTGATGAGTCAAAAGCTAGATGAGCTTACTATGTTCAGGGAAGAAGATTGTATTACAACAATTCCTTGTTTTGAATTAGAGAGAATAGATTATAAATCATGTGATATATTCGAGTTTAGATTATGTGAGAAACTTATGAGATCCAAGCATAAACTTCCAGAGGGATTCTTTGGAAAAAATGGTGCAGGGATTGTAAGTGTTACTCCGGTTGACGAGCATACAAGATATAACTTCATATCACCTAATCAATTTATAGATTTAAAGAAAAGAAAATACACTAGAGGTACTACAAAATACTTCTATGTAAAAGATGGATATCTTTATTTGCCAGATAGTACAGTAGAAGTAGTAGACATAAGAATGTTCACTATGTACAGAGATCAAGCACTTAGCCTTTGCGCATGTAATCCGGAACACAAGTGTAAGTCTGCATGGGAACAAGAATTTATTTGTCCTGACAGATTTTTAGATTTAGTAATCAAAGATACTTTAAGCGAAATAGGATCTATTTATAGAACTTCTACGGAAGATGCTAACCCTAACTTAGACGTAAATCAAAAAACACAAACTGAAGTCTAATGAAAGAAATAAAAAGAGTTGTAGAGACAGCTAGTTTTATTGAATCGGTAGACTTGTATAAGGATTACAAACAATACAAAAGGCATATACCAAAAAAATACCAAGTAAATAGAAGTAGAAGATTGTCAAAAATAACAAACGAGTTATTTAGATCGATAGCAAATAATATGCTAGAAGCAGAAGGAGGAGTAGCAATAAAAGGATTAGGCTATTTCTTCATTCACCGAAGCGAAAAAAAGAGAATGCTGCAAAGAAGACTTGAGAATGGAGAGTTAGAATCATACTACAACATAAGACATCAAATGCGAAGAATTGCACCGATGTATATGACTCCACAAAGACAAACTTTCGCATTACACAGTTGGTCATTGGATGACTCATTCTCAATAACCGTAAAACTAAAACTAAGAGAAAACTTGAACAAGGGAATGAAATACAAAGCATACCCATTTACCGTTACAAAATTAAAACTTATATAATGTACAATAACGTAGAAGCATTAATCTCAGAGGTAAAAAGTCAATTAAGCAAGTACGATGATGCAGGGCTTATTGACGACACTTCTTTGTATAGAGACATAACATTAGGACTAAGAAGATTTGGAAATGACATTGCAGTTCTTCAGGAAAAAGTTCTATTTGTAAAAGACGGAATGACTCAGTTGCCAAAATCATTTTTTAGTCTATACGGAGCTTATCTTTGTAATCCAAAAGGGTTCCATACAAAAGGAGAGTTTGCACAAGATAATTTAGTGAACTCTGTAATGTATCGAGAAAGAACGATCGAAACTAAGAAGTGGTCTGATTGTGATGCATCATGTGAGAATATCACCGAGAATGTTGTACGCGAAAATCTTTACTACAACGGACAACCTTACGGAGCCTTTGTTTACGAAAACCCAACATTGCTTACGTTAGGAAAAACATTCTTAAAACAAAATTGCCACAGAGATTGCAGAAACAAAGTTATCAAGGACAATCCAAATGAGATTGTTATCCATAACTTCACAATGCAAGCAAACTTTAACGAGGGATATGTGTACATTCAATACTATGGTTTACCGGAAGATGAGGATGGAAACATTGAGATACCAGACACTCCAAATGGGCATTTAGAAACTTATTTGGAATACTTCTTAAAACGAAGACTTACAGAAAGACTTATGGGTAACAACGATACAGTTGGTTTACAAAACTTGTATCAAGTATATTCTCAACAAGAAAACATTTCATTAAGAAATGCGAGTACAGAAATAAAAATGACCAATTTAAAACCACGTACATTTAAAAGAATGCAAAGTCTTAACCGACTTGAATCTTTACAATACGAAATTAACTTATAAGCATGGCAACAAAGAAAGATATTTCTTCACCTAAAAAAGGTATGAATAAAGACTCTCACGAGTCTGAATTGCAAAAACAAGAGTATTCGTTCGCACTGAACGCAAACTTCCATGACGAGCACGGAAATGGATCTATTGTATTGCAAAATGAACCATCAAACATTAAGTGTACAACATTTAAACCAGATTATGTTGTTATTGGCCACAAGTATGATATCAACCTAAATAGAACATACTTTTTCTTAACAAATCCTACGACAAAGGATTCCGAAATAGGGTACATAGATGGTAACCAACAATTCCCTACAGAAACGTTTAATTTAAATGATTGTGATTGTGATCCATCAGCAGTATTGGAAACACCACTTGAACAAGAAGCTCAAGTAAGTACTTGTCAATACGTAACAATTATCTCTGATATTTGTGGTGAAGTTTCTACAAAAAAGTTCAACTTTAGCATAGATTACCCAATATACGAGAACAACATACAAATCAAAGATGAAAAGGTAGGAAAAGTAATCTACTTCACAGATAACTTAAATCCACCTAGATATATACAACTAGATTACTTAGACCAATACTACAAGGATATTGAACTTTGTACAGGTGCTGAGATAGATGCTTGTCTTGATACAGATAAGATGCGAATATTTAAATTATTCGAAAAACCTTGTGTAAAAGTTATTGATGTCGTTGAAGGGGGTAACTTAAAAGCAGGTATGTATGAGGTAATAGTTTCCTATAGTGATTCTGTAGGAAATATACTATCTAATTGGTATTCCTTAACAAATCCAACACCAATATTTGATAAAAATAATAATATACTAGACCAGACAAATCTTGATTATTTAACTAATAAGGGTTTATCTGTAGAAATAAATGGTTTAGATAGAGAGTACAGCTTCTTTACTGTTGCTATAATATATAGATCCGGATTAGATGGAGCAGTCTCTTATTTTACATATGGAACTTATTCTATTGATACATCAAAAGTATCTATATTTACACTAAACGATAGACAAAGAGATGTAAGTTTAGGTGACTTTCTTGTTGCAAAACCTTTTTACAAGAAGGCACAAGGAATGACTAACAGCAACGGATTTCTTTTTCAATACGGTGTTGAGCAACAAAGAGAAGTAAACTTACAACCTGTTATAAATTTAATGGGTGCGTATGCTAAATGGAGTTCTTACATTGCAAAAGAGAGCTTATATGACGATGGATCAAATGTATCTAATTATAAAGGATACATGCGAGATGAAGTTTATCCGTATGGAATAAAATTCTTTATGAAAGGTGGATATGAGACAGCACTATTTCCTTTAGTACCAAGACCACCAAAAGAGTTTGAAACTGTTCCTGCAACAGGTGAATTAATGGATGAAACTGGTATTTCAGAATTTAATAAACAATGTTCTCCAAATGAGAGAGATAAACTATGGCAATATGCAAATACTGCAACTATAGATCCAAATCCATGTGCTATCCCATCTAATTTAGGTATAGAAACAAAATCTGTTTCGAGAGAAGTTCAAGGTACTTGTATTATATTAGATTCAAATAATGATACTAAAATAATAGATACAATAACCAATGGAAATATAAACATAACTACAAATTTAAATTTAGTAGATTATTTAAATAGTGAAGCAGGAAGAGAAGATATGATTACTGCTCAAGCTGATGGTGATGATCAATTTGATGAAATATTAGATATAATAAGAAATCCAAGTGAATACAGTGATAACTGTGATCCTATATTACCTGGAGATTGTCTACCAGATGACGAGAAATATTTAGAAAGTGAAGAAATGTTTGCTATTGATGTTACAGGTTATTTAGCTACGTCTACGCTAGTTTGTTTAGGTGACGAAGCTTATGAAGTCAGAGCAAATCCACCAAAAAAAGCGTATAACTTAGAAATAGACTTTTCAACAGGAGCACCACTACAAGATATAGATTTTATTCAATCATATTTTGGTGGAAGTGTTTTTGACAGAAAAGATGTTGACAATACAAGTCCAACTGAGGCAAAGGCAATTCCTTTCATACAAAGTCCACAAATAGACTTTCCTCAATTTATCGAACATGGTGGATACATGGTAGCTGCAGCAGCAAACCCAAAATACCAAACAAATACTAATGGAGATTTTTTATCTACAAAAGTAGGGGCTAATGCTATTTGGTACACCGTTAACTTAGAAAATAGAACAAATGCAATTTTTGAGTTAACAAGGATGAAAGAACATGATAAAGATGATTTAACCCTTGACCCAACAAAACTCAGAATAACAGTTTATGATGGAGAGCCTACAGGAAGCACATTACCAAAGTTTGTAAAGTTCATTACTCTGACCGAGACAGGGCCTTCTTTATCTGACTTAATATTTATGATATCTAAAGAAGATCCACCACAATGTGTAGATGGACTATATACAACACCTTTTAAAAAGGATTTCGCATACATAGCTATAGATACAACCCAAACTAAAAAAGACACAGTTGCAGTAAAAATTCCAATATTTAATGGTTTAGCAATACATTTATCTAAACAATCGGAATCTTATAATGATAGTGAAAGAGCAAGATTTTTCTACCAAGCTACACCTGGTTCAGCAGTAGTTGATTGTGGTGCTGTTCGAGTAAATGATACCCTACCACTTGCAGTGAACAATTACTAT